ATTAAATGGAAACAATAATTATTCTAAAAAAAATAAGTTTTTTAACAATAAAAATATGCAAAATTTTAAAGGTAAAAAAAATACATATAATTCAACACCATTTCGACCGGAAATGTTGCATGGAAACAAGTCAAGTTTGTTTAAAAGTAATGGAAGTTATATGAATTATGACCGACCATATGCAGATTTGGAAGATAAATCGGCCCAACTTATGCATTCTCAATATAATGTAACAACCAACCAACATACAAGAAAAGGATTTAACAGGCCCGAAGTTGTATTTGGATATCCACCTCAGGCACCATTCAGAAGAACTATTGATATGACGCAAATGGTAAATAAATGCCATGATAATCCGGCATGTGTTAAAAAGAACAAATATGAAAGTAAATATCACCAATGGAGGAGAATGAATTACCAAAGTTTGAATGACCGACAACTGCAATATGGCTGGTATGATAAAATTAATCCTTGGAATCCCAACTTTTATGTAGGAGATGAAAATTTTAATAACGAACATATTTGGTAATTTTCCAACTTTTGAAATCTTTTTAAAATTTTTGAATTTTTGATTAATTTTAATTATTTTTTTTTAATCCCAATTAAAGATGAGCAATTCTACACATGCCAGACATATGGGATTTTATTCGGATCCAAGAAAAAGAATGGGACCATCTTCAAATCCAAAAAAACAAATGGGTTTGCATCCTGGCAGATTAAGTCATAATGCCCCAGGCAATGCCCGAAGATATGTTCCGGTTAGAGAATTCAATCTTGGCCGACATGCAAAAGATCGGATCCAGGCAAAGGAATATTTACGAACACATGCCGACCAAAGCGAACATTTACCATTATATGATGATGTTTATAATGAATTACCGGATACCCAAACTCCTTATGAATTTAATACCATAATGACACCTAATCAAACTTCTCAAGTAAAAAAAATGTATCATGATCTTAACCAGCAAATGTTTTCATTACCCGGCCCAGGATTGTTTCGGGAATCTGCCAGATATACTCCATTTTCAGAAGATATTCGTCGGATTAATGAAGATTGGGTCCGAAATCCAGAAAAATATCTAACCGGATTCCGTTATGGAAGCACATTTGGATCATTTCAATATGACCAAGGTGAGGCACTTTATTATGACGACCAATTTGATAGATACCCAAGTGCATTGGCCAATGTACCAAGAGAAACTCGGCCAACTACCGATCATTTAGAGCAAACTGCCCAACAAATGTATGATAATGGAGACTTCCAATGGGGAAGACATGTTGATATTCCATACTATTAAAATTAACCAATTTTTAATTTAAGTTTCCTAAGTATTTTTTTTGATTTAAATTAATTACAAAAAATATGTTAAAACAATTAATTGAATATATTTTGAGTATTTCTAATGAATTTACTTATTCTCAATCCGACCAAAGGTACCTGGATGGCCGATTTCAAACTATTGGTTGCTCGGAATTGTATAATTCAATTAATACTACCAATAGTCGGAAAAACATATTAAAAAACAAATTAAATTTGAATCCAAGATTAAATAATGCTGCAATTCGTCATGGTATGATATTTGAAGATACCACTATGCATGTTTGTGAAATAACTTATAATTGCAAAGTCGTTGAAATGCCTGGAAGTATTTTAAGTAGGAACAAAGTCAATTCATGTTCTCCAGATGGAATTGGAATTATTAATGTAGACTTGGATATTGCATGCAAAATCAGGAATATTATAATGAAGAACGAATCTCCATATAATATAACAAATAAAAATGATTGGAAAAAAAAGAATATTCATAAGTCTATTAGTGATAAAATTGGAAAAGACCAACCAATAAGTGTAATTGCATTATTTGAATTTAAATCTCCATATAGTCGAATATTATCAAACAGAATTTCCCATAATTATAAATTCCAGGTATTAGGAGGAATGGATGTCCTTCAATATACCAATATTGGAATATTTTTTGAATCTGATATCAAAGCTTGCTTAGAAGAACATCATTGGTTTGATCGCCGGCATTATGTTAAAAATTTTGAGATGGTAAATGCATGGGAACCAGGTACAAGCGCATCATATCCGAATGATCCAACTATAATTGGATATAAATACTACTTTGCCCGGCCAGAAAACTCGCAATATACACTTTGCACAGGCTCTATTCGGCATTATAATGTTTTATACCCTGAACATCCAACTTTTTTCAGATACGGATTTGAATTTTATGCAATAGACGGACCTTATTTTATATTAAAAGATAACAAAGTTTCTTTTATTGACAAATCCGGGTTTGATAAATTAATTCCCAATTATGAATCATTATTTCCTGCCGAGTTTACACAAAAATCAATTCAACAATTTCATATGGACCTTGGAGAAAAATTAATAAATCATTTATGTTTTGCATATACACCCTGGAAAGTAATGGAATCTAATGGATGTTATTATTACCGAGTTCCGGAATTTTGCAATAATTGGCTTCCCGAAACAACAGAATTAATTGAACAAATTCGAGAATTATCTCCATTGGAAGATTGGGAAAAACGAGAAAAAATTAATGAATTATAAATATTTTCAATGTATTTTTTTTTTAAAAAAAATGACTTTTAATATTGATATTAATGATTATTAATTAAAAATGGAATATACTTCATTTGAATTGTTAAAGGAACACAATAATATATTACCAAGTTCAATAATTGTTTGGTCCAGTGAAACCAAATATTTTTCTATTTTTAAAAATGTGGACAAATATTTAGATTATAAAAATTCAGAATCGGAGTCTTATTGGAACGAAGTAATACTTCCGGATAGACCTCATAAGTTTTTTATTGATTTAGATTATACAGCTCCAAACACTGTTGAAAATACTAAAACATTTCAGAAAGTTGTTGCAATTTGCAAAGAATCTATTAAAGATGGTTTTGAAAAAAAATATTCGATGTTAGTTTTAAATGAAGAAATTGCAACTGTTTACTCTAATGGAATATCTAATAATAAATACAAATTTAGTGCAAATGTTATATTACCTTTTCATGCATTATACCAATCGGAACATAAAAAAATTGGAAATATTATTAGTGAAATTTTCGATGAATATTTGGAAGAAAATGGTATAAATATACCGGATACTGTATTTGATAAAAATCAAATAAACAAATCTGGCAGATATAACAATAGATTGCCAGGATGTTCCAAATTCGGAGAAGAAGAACGACCAAAGACATTTAAAGAATTTCTGTTTAAAGAAAGCCAACTTATATTGACAAATTGTAATAATAACGAAGTTCAGATTGTTGGCAGTCAAAAAGATATTCCTGAAGCATCCAAATTTGGCAGTTTATTAAAACCCAAATTAATATCGGATAAAAATATTAAATATGTTGCAAGTTTATTTGAAAAACATTGGAAAAAGCATTTTGAATACCGTGACAACAATGGTAGTATGATTAATTTTAATAGAATTTCTCCATCATATTGTTCATTATGCGAACGTCGGCATGAAAAGGATAATACATTTTATATTTCAATAAATGAAAATACTGCATATGCAAAATGTTTCAGAATTTCCAATAAATGTTATGATGTGCAAGATATTTCTGAAATTTGCGAAACCAAAAATGATAATTTGGAAGATTTGGAAGATTCTGAAATACCAAAAAAAACAAGAAAAAATATCCAATTATGTTCTCATATTTTCAATGAATTTGGGATGTGCAAACATTGTTTGGATAATTCAAATGATAAAATTGCCAATATTACAAATTCAATAACTCCGAATAATAAAATGATTAACAAAATTAGGAAAAAAACCAATAATAGATTTCCAAATGTTGATTTAGAAGAGGAAACTAGTAATATAATTAATTTCAAAATGGCATTTCCTGATAATTATAAATTAGTATTAATAAAAGCTGCTATGAAAATGGGTAAAACTCAACATTGCATAAACAAAATTAAAAATGCACAATTAAAGAATCCGGAAATCCGGGTATTATTGATATCATTTCGTAGAACATTTTCATCTGAAAGTAAAAAAAACTTTCCTGATTTTAGTCAATACACAGATATTAAAGAAACCAATATTAATTTATCCGAATATCCAAAATTAATTATCCAACTTGAAAGTATTAATCGGATAAATTTGCTGGATGCCAATAATACAAAAAAATCGGATTTCCCAGTTGATATAGTAATACTTGACGAAATTGAATCAATTTGGACACAATTTAGTAGTTCCACTTTCAGGGATTTTCAAGGTTGTGCAAATACATTTACTTGGCTACTTAAGAATGCCAAACAAGTAATTGGAATGGATGCCAATATATCCAGTAGAACAATCCGGATATTTTCACATTTGTTTCCGCATAATCGCCAACATTTGTATATCAATAAATATAATCCATCTAAAAATATTGACTATTATTGGACAACTAAAGATATAACTTGGATGGACCAATTAAGATCGGATATTAAAGAAAACAAAAATATAATGATATTTACAAATTCTTTTAAATCTGCCAAGTGTGCCAAACAATTCTGTTTAGAACTTAAGGTATTGGAATGCAATATTAAGTTGTATTCATCTGAAACACTGGAATCAGAAAAAAGAAAACATTTTTCAGATGTTAATCAATATTGGAGTGAATACCAAGTTGTCATATGTACTCCAACTGTTACTGCCGGGGTTTCATTTACGAAAAAACATTTTCATAGTGTATATGGTTATTTTACCAATATATCATGCGATGTTTATACTTGCCAGCAAATGATTGGACGTGTTAGAGAAATTATTGATAAAAAAATATTTATTTATTACAATCATGTGCCAATATCCGGATTTTCTAAAGAAACAAATCTGGATAAAATAGAAGAAAATATGAAAATTAACAGATCCGAAGTTGTAAAAGAATTGTCAGAATCAATTGGTAATATCGGATCTGTTAATTATGAAATCCAACCAGATGCATCTATTCGGTATTATGATTCATTTGTCTACCGGGTTATTATAGAAAATATCAAAAAAAGAAATGAATCTATTAATCAGTTTGAAGATATATATATTAACACTCTTATAGAACAGGAGAATCATATATATGATAAATATCCAAATGAAAAAGATGAATCTGATGAAGGTTATGATGAATTTCAAGAATCATTGGATGAAACTAAATCAATTTCTGATACTACAAAAGGAAAGGTCCAAGAATCAACAATAAAATCTTATGAAAATGCATCACTAATTAATAGTGAAAAATTCAACTGGATTAAACAGAAACGTCGGAATAATGAAGATGTTGTTCAACAAGAAATAGATGAATATAAAAAATATCAAATGTGTGGGACATTATCAATTGGAGATGGAAAAATCCATAATAGAGTAATACTCAAATTTTATGGAAAGAATTATGAATTGATAAAAGTCAAAAATGTAAAAGAATTATTTGAAATACATCCATTTAACTGGGATGATGCAATTAAAAATATTCGAAATAAAGAAATTGAATTTTTGAAAAGGCAATATAATAATTCTAATATGATAAATTATGCAAAATATAAATTCCGGTCTGATATACATAAAAGAATAAAGGAATGTATTGAAAAAATGAAATTTCAAAATGATTCTCAAGTTGATATTAAAAAAATATTATTAGGCCAATTGGGTAAAAATGGAAGTATTAAATATAGAAATATGATTCCTCAAGAACTGGCCGACTTTGAACAAATTGTTAATCAGAATATGCCAATTATTAATGAATCGGCAATAAAAGTAAATATATGTGCCAAGATAAAACCAAATTCGGATAATCCAACTAGTCGGGCAACCAACTTTGCATTTGAAATATTGGCAGATATACTTGAAAGTTTTTATTGTGTTTCCAAATCAAAAAAAGGTTTTAATATATTGATAAATGCATATCCGGAACTTATATTTGAATTGGAAAATAATAAATATTACCGAGATGGAAAAAAAATAAGTTCGAATAAAACTATTTTATCTAAATTCCCAATTATTAATACATATTAAAACTTGCAATTGAGTAAAATTATTTTTTTTATTCATAATATATCAAATATGGGAACATATTATAAGTTTCATTGTTGTCTTTAAAAAATACACTTTCGTCATTTGTTATTTCATTTTTAATTCGTATTTTTCCATCTGATGTTCTTGTAACATGCAACTTTGGGGAATCATATCCAGTAGTACCGCTTGGATAAAAATTATATTTTTTAACAGTATTAAATAATTTGTACAATGGAATATTTTTCCCTGTACTTCTGATATTATACTGCCCGTACATTTGAACTGGTTCATCCAATTGTTCCGAATTTTCATCATCTGATTCTGGAAATTGCAAATAAAATGTTATATTAACATTTGTTTTATAATCATCTGCAGTAACCGGATTTACTCCTGGGTCAATAACTAATTTATTTTTAAATGCATCATACCAAACCCCGGTGAAATATACAACTTGTGTATCGGAATAAAAATATGACAGTAATACTACCAGTAATAATCCAAAAATTATTAATACTAGTAAAATTTTAAATTTGTTGTCAAATATTTTTTGTTTTGTTGTTCTGTACGCATCTTTTATAGATTCTCCAAATGTTTTTTTTTCATCTTCATCTTCATATTCATCTGTATTAGTTATAACTTCAACTGCATTATATTCCTCATTAGTATCATCTACATTATTTCCAATTCCAGATTGACCATTATTACTATTGTCAACATTAGTGTCAACAAG